AGCTTCTCGGCAGATGCCTTCATGTACTCCCAAGTAGCAGATAAAGCAGTCTTAACCTCATCCCAAGCCCGGTAAACTTCATAGGCAATTACGGCCAAGCCAGCGATACCCGCCACAACTCCCACCACTGGCAAAGATATGCTTGTGATAGCCGGGATCAGTGTCTTGCTGATAAACGCGGAGAGTTTGCCAAAGGCCTGCACGACAGCCCCCGCTCCTGTGGCCATTTGGCCAATCAGAAGTAGAGCGGGGCCTAACGCAGCAGCTAGCCCGCCGATGACAACAATCGTCCTCTGTGTAGTGGGGCTGAGATTCGCCAGCCAGTCAGCAAGATCACCAATCTTCTCCACTACAGCCAAGAGGGGCGGCAGGAGAATCTGCCCAAAGGTGATGGCCACCTCTTGGAGTTTGTTCCTCATGATAGCCAGCTGGGATTCAGTCGTCTTATACCGCTGTTCAGCTTCGGTGGCTAAGGCAACATTTTCTTCCCAGGCCTCTGTGCCTAGTTTGATAGACTCAGCGAAAAGGTCCCCAGCACCCGCTGCACGGAGTAAAGCGTCCCGCATCCTAACTTCAGTGATGCCGATGTCGTCCAGCACCTTAATAGCGCTGGTTCCCTGTTCTTCAGCCCGCTGCAAGCCGTTGATGAAGGCGATAAGCGCTTGAGCGGCATTTTCCTGGAAGGCCGTGGCAAACTGCTCCGCGCTCATGCCAGCAACAGCGGCGAACTGCTCCAGCTTCTCGCCGCCAGTCTCGGCTGCCAGCTGCATCTGGATCATGACCTTGGAAAAAGCAGAGCCACCAGCCTCGGCCGCTATACCAACAGAGGATAGCGCTCCAGCAAAGGACAGAATCTCCGCTTCGGTCATGCCAACCTGTTTTCCGGCTCCGGCCAGGCGCAGCCCCATGTTGACAATCTCGGCTTCGGTCGTTGCCAAGTTGTTACCAAGCTCGACGATAGTAGAGCCTAACCTGTCAAACTCAGACTGAGGCATTTGCGTGATGTTGGCCAGCCGCGCCAGAGCTGTGGCCGCTTCTTCTGCCGACATGTTCGTGCTCTCGCCCAGGTCGATCATCGTTCTGGTAAACGAGAGAATGTGTTCGTTCTGGATGCCCAGCTGTCCGGCGGCCTCGGCCACTCCAGCAATTTCCGTTGCGGCAGCTGGGATCTCGCTGGCCATGTCACGGATACCGCGTTCCAAGGCTGCGAATTCTTCCTCGGTCGCGTCCACTGTTTTCCTTCACTGTGTTATCCTAGAGGCTTTTTATCCTCTAGTTCTCACGGTTTCCCGTGAGGTCGGCGTACATTTTCACCCTCGGCCTAATCCGTTAGGGTGCCGGACACTCGTGGGCGGGTTATTGCTCCCGTCTGACGCTCACCGCCTACGCTCTACGGTGCGGAGTGGTGTTCTCCGTTACCACGGTATCAGCATGCCAATTAATGGTATAAAAAGAGAGAATGCCTATACACTCTCTCGCAATTCGGGGTATTCGCTTTCTCGAAACTCGAAATACTGCTCTTTGGTGTTGCCGCCGTATCCATAAGTCTTGTGGAATCTTGTATGGCAGTCCTTACAAAGAGTTATGCCGTTATCGGGGTTTGTACGGTTTTCCTCATCCCATTCATACCCGTTGAGGTGATGCGCATGAAGCCCATCCCCCCACTTGCTGTAAAACCCACAGATGTCACACGTGAAGTTATCCCGCTCCATAACTTCTTTGATGAAGGCGTAGTACTCGGGATACTTCCGTCCGCGCTCTCGCTCTTCGTCAGTAAGGTTGGGGTTCCATTTAGGGTTATTTTCCCCAACATTGTGCTTCGACTTCCACTTTCCATTACATGCTATCGAACAGAAGTGGTGCCTGCTTCGCTTAACGAGATAATAGGTCTTGTAGGTGACAGTGCCACATTCTTCGCACGGCACCGGGTACCTGTTGTAGTTGTGTGCCCGCTCACCTCTGAGTCCAGCTGCCTTCTTCGTCTCACTAATCTGCTCTTTAGTTTCTTCACTGTGGGTTTTGTTGTAAAACGGGTTGTTGGGGCCTCGCAATCCGATACATTGCCACTCGTCCTTGCACCGTCTCGAACAGAAACTCCTTCCCTCACGATTGAAGTTAGCCTTCCGAATCCGTTTCTCCTTACCGCAGTAATGACATCGGAAAACTACCGTGTGATGCTTACGGAAGTATTCGCTCCTGCACTCTCTCGAACAAAAGACGGTGTTCAGGACTTGACTTGGATACCTTTCGACAACCTTGCCACAATGGGCGCAAGGCTTTTTCACCTTAGCCATAGATGATAAACCTCCCGCAGTTTATCTCCCGATATTGTGCAAGGGCAAGCAGTCGGGATACTGCCTTTCGGGTCGCGATTCCCTAGCCCCTGCACCCCCATTATACCATAATTGGTTTAGCTTTCACCGTTTTTGCCCGGTCTGTAACCCCATCATTTCTGACGAGGAGGGCAGGTTATGCTACCCCAGCGAACGCTGACTCAAAATCAATGGCGCTCTTGGCAGCCAGAGTGCCCAGGGCAGTGAGGGGGACAGTGAGGTGCGTGGAGAGCGTCTTGCCGGTAGCCACCATGCTCTCTCCGGCCTTTTTCAGCTTGTCCCCCATTTCCTGCATCTTCTGGTTGAACTCGTGGTTTTGCAGATTGACCTCTTTGAGCGCCTTTTCGTATTCCTTCAGCTGACTCTCGGTTTTGATGAGTTCTCGCTGGAAGGCACGGTACTGTTCTTCCCCAATCTCGCCCTTTTTGAATTGCTCATTGACCTGCTCTTGTACGTCCCGGAGCTGCTGGAGTTTAGCCCTGGTGTTTTCAACCTGATCTGTCAGGAGCTTCTGTTTCTGTGCCAGAAGTTCCGTATCCCGCGGGTTGAACTTGAGCAGGCGCTCAACTTCGCGAAGTTCGCTTCGTAGCTTGCCTGCACTTTGGTTGACATCCTTTAGGGCAGCGTCGAGGCCCTTGGTATCAGCCCCGATCTGGACAGTGATCCCCTTGATCTTAGCCACACTCTCACCTACCTTTATTGGGCAAGGCAGGCCTGGCTCGCTACTCTAACGGTGCGGCTCACTCTGTCCTTTGATTTTCACCTTCACGATTTTCTTGCACCTAGTGCACTTAATCTCCACTTCGCCCTCTCCACGGGCGACAAACAGCAGCCAATCACAGAGAGGGCACCTGACTTCTCTCACATTTCGGCACCCCCTAGCCTAACAGCTTGTCGATGTCTTCTTGGGTGGCATCTCGCACATCATCTTGAGCGCTTTGGCCGAAGTAAAGGTTTGTGAACTCAAGGAAGTCACGAACTCGAAAGATGCCTAGCTCCTCGAAACTTAGCCCCATCCTCTTTGCGTTGACCATCATCGAAAGGTCGAGGGGCCCAGAGGGGGCACTACTACTTCTTGGCCCCTCTCTTTTCGGGAGCAGGCTTTCCGGTACGAAAAAGGCCGTCGATGGCCTCCTGCACAACATCAACTACCCAGTTTTCCTCTTCGCCCAAGCCCAAGCCATCGAATTGGCTCAGCCATTCCTCAAAGCTCATCTGGACCTTGTTCGGCTCGGCGGCCTTGTGCATGGCGTAGGCCAGCTGGAAAATGCCAACCATGTCCAAGCTGAAATAATCCCCCTCACCCACGCGCTGCATCTTGCCCTGCAGCTCCATCACAGCCGCCATCATGTCTTGGTTGAAGGTTTGGCGATAGAAGAAGAGGGCCAAAGGATTGGCCCTCAGAGCGATCTGCTTATCTCCAATGGTAACAGTACGCATGGTTTACCCCCTTATTCCCCACCGGAAGATCCCCCACCGGAAGATCCCCCACCGGAAGATCCCCCACCGGAAGATCCCCCACCGGAAGCGCCCGGTAGCGTCACCTCATCAAACCAAGCATCGAAAATGGCGGCGTTAGTTTCGTCGCGCTCCAGCACCGACTTCACAATCTTCTTCTTGTCATGCTCTATCGGCAACACGGTGATATTGAGAGTGTCGGTATTGGGAGTTACAGACTCGGTCTTGGTTGCAGCGTTGTCAGCTGGCCTGGAAGCCACGCAGCGGTAGTACACGAACCTGCGGTTGCGCGTATCCCCCAGGACTTGTCCAAGCAGAGCAAACTCTTTGGGCCTGCCGTCGGCAACCTCGATCAGCATACCTGTGTCCTCGTCGATCTCCCAGCCAAGCATTTCGGCAAGAACATCGTCCGGCACCAGGGTCAGCTCCAGCGTCCCGCTGTAGCCATTGTTGGAGGTCTCCACCCAGTACTTGGTGTTGTCAGCGTAGAAGGTATTCTCGCTACCCTCCGGGTTCATGGTGAGGTTCACTGCACCCGGAATGTGCCTAGGCTCCTCCCACCCCTCGTCAGCAACAAAAGCAACATGGACTTTCTCAAGTCCGTATTTCACCTTATTCATTCAGTTTACCCTCCTAATAGTTGGTATTTGCCTTGCCTTGTAACAACCTTCCCCCTGCCAAGATCAGGAGCCAGACGTAGTAATTTAGTACGGCTTACGCCACGTGGTTTGAGCGGGAAAAAAGGGCAGGGAAAAGTAAAGCAATTCTTCGGCCGGATTTTCCGTCAGTTGGATCTCATAGACTATCAGCCACATGCGCTCTGAACTCAAAAAGACCGCCGACTTCCCGTAGGGAATCCGGTGGTCTTTTAGCCACTGTTCAACCCTTTTTTCAGTTGGCGGGTGCTTCCCAGCCGTGTAAAGCTCTAGGCGGTAGTTGCCTATGTCGAAGTAGTTGTGGTTGTCGGCCATCAAGTCCTCATTATCCGTGTGCACAATCAGCGTGTAGGGGAGCGGCGGTGCATCGTCCCATTCGTGATATGCGCAGGGCAGCCCTATGCTGGTCATCCCTGCGATGATGTCCAGGTAGGTCAACGCTAACCACCCCTCTCCAGGATCTGCTGCACTTTCTTCTCAAACTCCGGCACATAGCGGTCTTGGGCGGGCTTGATGTGGGGTATTCCCTCGACTCTTCCGCCCCCGGCCTTGGCATGGCCGTGTTCCAAAAGGTGGGTAAGTTGGGGCTTCTTCTTGTTGTAGACCCGGTAGCTTCCTGGAGCTTCCTTGCGGTACGTCCAGCCTTTGGCGTACTCGCCCGTGTCTTTGGGCGAGGTTTCCCGCAGGTCTTGGGCCATGGCTTTTGCTGTGTCTCTGGCGGCCTGGTCGATGGCTTCGCTAACGTCCTCTGTGTACGCCTGGATGGCCAGTACGATTTCGCCAGCCAGCTCATCAACTTTGATGACCGCCATGAGCGCTCACCTCCCCTGGCGGCCACTCCAGGCACTCCAACCTGGTCCAGGCCCCGCCGTCTTTGAGAGCGTCAACGTGCTTAATCTCGTACTCAATGCCCTTGTAGACAACCTGAAACTGGTCAACCGCGTGAATTAACTCTTCGTATGCTGGAGTGTAGCGCACCTCAAAGATGACTTTGTTTTCTTCTCCATGCGCCTTGGCCGCATAGTATGCCTGCCCCCAGAGGTTGCGTCTTTCTGCCCAGACCGTCTTCCAGTCAACCCAACTCCGAACTTGGTTGCCCCACTCGTCGATGTAGGTCGTCTTTTTCTGGATAGTGATCTTGTGCCGGAGCACCTTGCCCAGCTCCCGCATTTTCTCCCGATACGCCTGCCGCCTAAGACTCTCCATCTGCACTCAGCTCCTTGGCGGCCACCTGCAGCTGAAGGCGGAGAATTTCTCGGGCAAAGTTCTCCTCAAAATACTCGCTGGCGTTATTGTAACTATAGCGG